TAAACCCTTAGAAAAATAGCCATGTAATATAGTGATGAATGTACTTCAAAATGTAATGCAAATCATAGACAGTATATCTGATAAAATTCCCGAGAACGTCTACCTATCCCTATGCAACGAGTTAAAGAAACTCTACGCTTTCATCCCTAATACAATCAGACCAGCCCTTTCTAGAACAAATAGTACCACCGACGTACCATCAGCCTCACCCGCGAATGGATACTGGTTTCGATAAAGCACCTAAGTTAGAGATTTGAGTCGTAATAAAATAAACTGAAATGGAAAATGTTCAAAAACTTACCCACATCGAACACGTCTTAAAGCGTCCCGACTCATATGTCGGTCCCGTAGACGCTGTTCGGGAACCTTACTGGGTTCTCAATGGTAAGAAGTTCAAAAAGACCACAACCAAATACAGTCCAGGTTTACTCAAAATCTTTGACGAAGTACTCGTCAACGCCATCGACAGGAACTCCATGTACCCTAAACAGGTTACGTCAATCTCTGTCAATGTCGATAAAATTTCTGGTATGATTACTATTGACAATAACGGTCCTCTCGGAGGACTCGTCATACAAAAAAATAAAAAAGAAGATGTTTGGAACCCCGAACTCGTTTTTGGTCACCTGCTCACGAGTACCAACTATGATGATACCCAAAAGAGACTTGTCGGGGGGCGCAATGGATACGGTGCTAAGCTAGCAAATATCTACAGTAAGTGGTTTTCAGTCATCATCAAGGATCCAGAAACCAAACAGGAATATCACCAAGAATGGTTCGATAATATGTCGACATGCTATGTCCCAAAAATAAAAAAATTTAACGGTGCTACTCCATCCGTTTCCGTTTCTTTCAAACCAGATTGGTCTAGGTTTGCGATGAAAGATATGGAAAATGGGATCTATAATATCATGGAAAAGCGTGTTTGGGATGCGAACATCTGTACTTCGGCGAACTGCAAAGTAAAGTTTAACGGCGAAGCACTTCCAAAACAAACCTTCGAAGCTTATGCGAAAATGCACGACGGAGTCGACAACGTGTATTCTGTTACGACTGACCGTTGGGCTGTTTGTATCGGACCATCCGAGGATGGAATGGAACAGGTTTCATTCGTAAATGGGATCTGCACTACCAAGGGTGGTACGCACGTTGATCACGCGGCTTCATTGGTTGCTTCGGGAATTATCGATGAGATGGCAAAAAAGATCAAGCTCAAACCCCAACAAGTAAAGGCCACGTTTCGTATCTTCGTCCGGACGACTCTCGAGAATCCAACCTTCTCGAGTCAGGTGAAATCTGAGTGCACACTCAAGGCGACCGATTTCGGATCAAAGTTCGAGATGCCTAAAACCTTCGTAAAAAACGTTTTGAAGACCGGTATTTCCGACGAGCTCACAGCTCTCTCAAAATTTAAGGAGATGAAAGAACTCGCCAAGACTGATGGTGGAGCTCGCAAGAGTAAGATTACAGGTATCCCCAAACTTGATGATGCAAACAAGGCTGGTACATCTCATTCTAAGAAATGTACTCTCATCGTGACGGAGGGTGACTCGGCAAAGACTCTCGCCGTCGCTGGACTTTCCGTTGTCGGTAGGGATCACTATGGAGTCTTCCCTCTACGCGGGAAATGTAAGAACGTGCGAGATGCATCCGTGGCGCAGCTGAGTTCGAATCAGGAATTCAATGATCTTAAAAAGATTCTCGGATTGCAACAGGGAAAGGAATACACTAATGTTTCTGAGCTTCGATACGGACGTTTGATGATCATGACTGACGCAGATAACGATGGCTCGCATATCAAGGGTCTAATTCTCAACATGATTCACGCATTTTGGCCCAGTCTCCTCAAATTGGGATTTGTGGTGTCGATGGTCACACCTATCATTAAAGCTACAAAAAATTCACAATCCAAATCGTTCTATACAGATTCCGCGTTTCGTGTATGGTATGGGGATGGAAAACCGGGATGGAGAATCAAATACTATAAGGGTCTAGGTACCTCAACTTCTGCAGAGGCGCGCGAGTACTTCAAAATGATTGAGACTCTCACCGTCAGGTTTGACGTAGATATCATGACTGACAATTCAGTGATTCTCGCGTTCGATAAGAAGAAGGCTGATGACCGTAAGACATGGCTTCTTGAAAGTACTGCGAAAGAAGCGAAAGATCTTGAAGTGCCTTATGGAAACGTAAAGCAATTGGGGATTTCGGACTTTATTCACAAAGACCTCGTAAACTTCTCACTGGCCGATTTGAAACGTTCTATCGCCCACGTGGCTGATGGTCTCAAACCGTCACAAAGGAAGGTCATGTATTCATGTTTCCAAAAGAATCTGACCGCCGAGATGAAGGTGGCGCAATTGGCTGCCTACGTAGCTGAAAAGTCTGCTTATCATCACGGTGAAGTAAGTTTAGCCGACACCATCGTCAAACTAGCCAACGACTACACGGGTTCAAACAATATCAATCTCCTCGAGCCATGTGGTCAGTTTGGGACCCGATTGATGGGCGGCAAAGATGCATCTCAAACGAGATATATCTTTACGAAGTTGTCGAAGGAAACTCGAAATATATTCGACCAAAAGGATGACGCGATACTTACCTATCTTGACGATGATGGACGATCAATTGAACCCGAGCATTACATACCTGTTCTACCTATGGTACTCGTGAATGGAACTGAAGGAATCGGTACTGGTTTCAGCTGCTACGTACCACCTTTCAACCCAGAGGACATCAAGCAAAACATTCTCAATTTCACACGTGGAAAGGATATGACCAGAATGAAACCGTGGTTCCGTGGGTTTAAGGGGACAATCTTAGAACAGGACGACGATTCATGGGTGGCTCAAGGTGTTTGGGTTTGTATCGGAAAGACGATCAAAGTCACTGAACTTCCACCGGGTCGATGGACACAAGATTACAAAGAACATCTCGATACCCTGGCTGAAAAGAAGATTATCAGTGGTTTCACCAACAACAGTACAACCGAGAACGTCGATTTTATTATTCAGGATTACAGCGGTAAAGACGCTGTGAAGGATCTTAAACTGCAAAAGACTATCAGATGCTCAAACATGCATTTGTTTCACCCTACGAAAGGTATATGTAAATACGACAGCGCAGAGAAGATACTCACTGACTTCATCGGTCTTCGTATGGATCACTACGTGAAGAGAAAGAACAGACTCATCGAAGTTACGAAGAGAAAGGCTGAACTGTGTTCCAGGCGTGCACGGTTCGTTAAGATGGTGATAGAGGGCGACATAGTGATATTCAGACGTAAGAAGCACGATCTAGAGACCCAACTGTCTGCATTGTTTCCTATGGTTGATGACTCATACGACTATCTCTTACATACGAAGACAGTTGATTATACAGAAGAAAGGGTGAAGGCCCTGTTCGACGAATGGAAAACTCTCAACGAAGAACTGAATTCACTCAAAGCTATTGGATATATTGACATGTGGAAAACTGACCTTAAAAAATTGTGAGCAATAGATAAGTATGGACCTCAAAGGTCCCGATACCGGTTCTGTTCTGGCTCTTAACGCGATAGGTAAACAGGACACGTTCCTATTACATGATAGCCCAACACGTTCCTTCTTTAATTACGAACCTACACAACATTCAAACTTTACGAAATATCATAAAAGTATCACCGTCTCTAAACCTTCTAACGCGTCGACCACATGGCCATTCGGTGAATCTATAAAAGTTACATTAAATCCACAGAACATGGGTGACCTCCTTAGTAATATGTATGTTCATCTCGAGTTTCCCAAAGTTGAATCGAACGCCAATATTGCTGACCAGATAGGCCGTCACGTGATAGAAACAGTGACAATGCGCGTGGACGAGTTAGAACTCGAAAAGTATCACGATGACTGGGGTATGATATACGATGAATTATATTTAGATGCATCTGAAAAGAGGACAAAACGATACACTCTCAATCGTAATCAATCAGAAGGTACTTCGTCTGCAAACGATGCTAGTTTATCTAGATACCCGTCACAGTTGATGATACCTATACCTCTTTTCTTTTCACGTAAGTATGAGGGAGATGAATACGCTTCAAATTCACCTAACAGACCCTATTTTCCTACGTGTGCCATTCACAAACAAAAACTAGAATTTGAGATAAAGTTTAGACCGAGTACGTTCTTCACGAATAATCCAGGTTTTTCAGCTCTCACATTGGACAAGTTCAACCTGATAACAGAAGAAATTACCGTATCGGCACAAGAAAAGTCGTATCTAACCACAAAGCAACAGGTCCTAATCACCGATGTTGTAAATAAACATCCGACATTAGAAACGGAGATAGGTGAAAATAATGTTAAATTACAACTCGTTCCCAATATTCCAGTAAAAGCTATGTTTTGGTTTTTACGACGCAAAGATTTCGAGGATGAGAGTGAACATGGTAGTCCTTCGAATCTAGGTACGGGTGATACAGATGTTCTCAAGCGAAAATTTGAAAATAGATATAACTTCTCAACATCAGATACGTATGGACTCGTTTCAGAGTTTTTTAACCCCGTACAACAGGCAGCTAAAATATTCATTAACGGTCAGGATTTACCAAATATAAATAATCCCGACCATGTTTTCTATAAGTATGTCGTACCTTATAACAGTAGATTATCTAAGCCCGATAGAAATATTTACACGTATGCATTCGCGATGAATCCGATTAATGTGGAACCATCGGGAAGCCTGGACTTCAGTAAATTAAATTCAGATCGAACTATTCTCGATATTTCACTCACCCCCAATTTGACGGATGTCTACACACTCAACATGTATTATGTCGGATATCAGACGTTTATGTTCGATAGGGGATTCATGTCTGGTGTAGGCATGTCTACAGATAGATACATACCCGAAATGCCAGAATCCCTTATTCCCAGGTCTCCTAAAATCCCACCGGGGTATGGTAGGCCTAAGCCTTCTGGAGTCGAAGGGTATTCCCTTTCATAAATAACGTATCATGATGATTACGAATGTAATCCACGATATTATTCTTAATACACCATCGGATGAAATTCAGCTGTGCAACAGTCGTATGAATTTCCTCAGATGTATCTGGTAGTTTATAGGTTATCTTCTCTGTTCTACAGAATGGGTCGAATAGTTTTTTTGAATATCCGTCTAAACTTGACTTATACGCGCAATGAACACTAAAAATTTTTCCGTCCTTCGTTTCGTATGATAGGTTATTCTTTTTAGAGTAATTAGTAATAAACCATTCCAGGTTTCGCAGGGATATACCCCCACTTTTTGTTAATAGTTCAACGAGCGTAGCTTTATTCTCTGATTTTGCATAAAATGAGTTGATAGAATTTAGTAGAATATCTGATTTGTTCATTATTAATATAAGGGAGGTAAATCTCTAAGCTCGTCTTCGGGTGGGGGGCTAATCGATACAGGCGTTCCCGGAAATCCCGCACTTCCTGAACCTGTGAGCACACATGTCCCCATACCACCCATATCAACTCCGTCGGGAACTGTGTCGGGATCAATTGTACCAAAACTAATCACCCTGGATTCTGGAGGCTTACACTTGTAACACGATCTACAATATCCATCTAAACCGCTGATAGACTTGTTTGCACATGGTCGATTATTTTTTCTCTTTCCAATACATTTGTCGTCACCGAACACCCGTGCAATTATTGTACGAACACGTACATCCTCACGTTGTAGAAGTTTGAACTCTGAACACAGTTCATTAGAAGCTTCGAATATATTAGCCCTCATTTCTTCTTTATGCTTTTCTTCTATCTCTTTTACCATCTTTTCTATTTCTTTTAATCCTTCACGTTGAGAATTGACAACCCCGAGAATTACTTCAGTCATACTCTATTATGGATCCTTTTTTTTAAATATATCACTGATCAAGGTAGGTTGTTTCGGATCAGCTTTTTTGCGAGTTTTTTTAGGTGGTTTTGCACGCATTAGTAGTTCTCCGAAAATATCATCCTTCACATTTTCAAACAGGGGGTCGAGTAAATCACATACAGGGTTTAAAAACTTATTCAAAAAATAATACGGATAGTCTACCGGGAGCTTGTGATCTCTGGCGTATACAGGATCTTCAGATTTCTCGAATGCACGAGCCTTTGGGTCACCGGTGTTGATAAGAATATATGGTACTCTATCACCAGATTGTGGCTCGGATCCCGGCTGGCGGTCTCTCATTTTTCGAACCACTTGTACATGCGCTTGGCTGATATTTGCAACCTCGTCACTAGTGATAGATACACTTTCCCCTTTTACTTTATATGAATCGGATAGAGACTGACTTAGTATGAGTTTCTCATTCGGAACATCTCCCTCGAGTAACTCGACCGCTCTTTTTCGAGCAAGAGCCTTGGGCGCGTCTGTACCGTTACTGTCCAGAACTACATCTAGCAACTCTTTACACACTTCTCTCATATAAGGAGTATTATCGCGGCGAACAAGTTGTAACCCTTTTACATCTATATAATCCATGTTCATTTCTCCATCTTTACCCTTCGTCCAGAGTTTCGCGGCATATCTCTTCTTACTGTAAAGGAAATATGGACAGTAAACTTTCTCAAGTTCCAAATTATTAGGAGCCTTAAATAACTTCGTGCACTCGGCGGCAGCGCGTTCACCGAGTTCCCAGCTATATTCAATAGCATCTTTTCCAGTTCTCCCTTGTACGTCAAATTCGACCATGACCGAATCCGTATCTCCGTAGCGCACGTGAGAACCCGGGTAATGTTTTTCAACGTATGCTTTTGTTTCGTCAATCATACCTCGACCTTTCATCGTAGTGGTCGACGCAATAGCCACACAAGGAAGAATGCCCCTTGATGCTCCAGTAAATCCGTACACACTATTCATACTGATTTTGTACGCCAACTGCTTACCGTTATACATTTGTTTCATTGCACCGGTAGCCTTGGCCATATCTTTCTTTGCCTGTTTTCTAAATGCTTTGAGTTCTTCCAAAATACTTGGTAAAATACTTGGAACATTTTGTGCGAACGTGTGATCTCCGAACGTTTCATATTCAACTCCGGGTAAATTTTTGTATTCGGGGTCCATGACGAGTGTCGAGTAACAGAGATTATGCGCCATCATGATACTTGGATATAGACCTTCAAAATCCAGGGCTGTGATAGGTGTGTAATATGCACCAGATTGTGCTTCGAGTACAGTCGCCCCCACGTATCCAGTGTTATCCGTGTGACCATAATCATACGTAGGCACCTTAAATTTCATTTCTCGAGCCTTTTTCGTAAGTTGACTGAACACCTTAATCTGCTGGCCACGCTCCACGAGATAACTGAGTGGTACCCAGGTAGCCTTGGCCATCTCTAAAAGATTAATGAACGTACACAGCTTTGAAATAAGGCGGTGTGGGAGGAGTGTATCCTTTATACAATATTCTGCAACCTCTCGAAGTTTCACCGGATCTTCTTCTTCGTATCGACGAAACATTTCTTTTGGAGCCATATCAATCTTGTTATCCCCGAGATACAATTTCGACACGTTGTCTAGTTTATATGAATCCAGTTTATATTCACGCTTTACTTCATGAAATAGATCAAAGATAAATCTACCAGGCATAGGGACCAGCTTCAGCTCATTATCTCCGAGAGCGCTCGAGGAAAGCTTTTTACGTACGAGGTCACATACATGCGTTTTCAGCTTACTCATTTTGAAAAAAGATAGAGGGCAAGACATCAAATGTCCACGCTCGATAATATACTCAAGATCAAATCCAAATATATTCCAGCCAGTAATCACGTCTGTATCCTTTTCAACGAGATAGTTTGAGAACCTGATCAACATATCCTTTTCCGTAGGAAACCACTCGATAATCGAACCATCGTCCAGGTTTTTATCGGTTTCCTTGTAGCATAGACATCTCTTCTCAAACGGCTCAGTTTCACCAAAACGCACGAGTGATATAGCAATTTGAAAACATGCATCGTTCCGCACATTAGGGTTTGGAAACTTTCCAGTCGAACTATAACATTCGATATCGACCGACGCTATCACAAAGGGTGCAGATTCGGGGTTATCTACGGGTTTTAAGTCTTTCCAAGACTTACAGTACAAGTCAATATCCACATTTGCAAAGTCAGCACGCTCGCAGTTATCACCCACATCCACCCAGCCCGTAGATTGGATATTAGATCGGTGCATGAACCTCAGAACAGGGTCTAGATTCGCTTCGTATAATCGTAACTGACTTACGTGCAGTGTTCTATCAATATCGGTGTCTAGTTTTTCCAGGGTTTTTCTCAATACCGCCACGTCGTGTACAGCCCGATTTTTTACCGCTTCATCGTTCTGTTTTTCTACAGATGACTCAGCTAGTAACAGCTTGTGGTCTATTTCTTTCCGTTCCCGTTCTAATTTTTTAAGTGACGCATGAGTTGTTCTTCTCAGCTTACTACTTATAAATCGTCGCGATTGGAGATCTTTGCACGTTATCTGTATAAACGTTCTAGATTCCCCATTCTGGAACCCTTCCATATCTTTAGACCTCAGGGATCCACAGTTCACAATGTCCGGGCACGTGTCTTTAACGTAATCGATCACCTTCTTAGTGTCGAGTGTATCAGGAAGCTTCATGAAAAAGTAGGGTTTGAATGGTGTCGTCACACAGACGGAGTGACCATCCTGAGTCTTTCCAAACATCCTGATTAAATGCTCCTCGTCTTCGTCACGTGCATCCCATGTCAGGACTTGAAATTGTACCATACTTCGTTATAGAGCTAAATTTTTAATATCATATATTAGTAAAATGTCAGCTGCTTTGATTGACCTCGTGTCTAAGGGAGCCCAGGATGTCTTCATCACTGGCTCGCCTCAAGTTTCATTTTTCCACCAAAATTATAAGAGACATACCAATTTTGCGCTCAAGCCGGAACGTCTCGATTACGTGGGAACCTTTGCCGCCGGTAATGAAGTCGTGGTTCCTCTGCGCACTAAGGGTGATCTGTTAAATTACATCTGGGTTGAGGCCACAAACATCGGTTGCGGTGGTGCGAACGCCACCGGTTTCTTTAGCACCGATGACACCAGCACGACCGAGTTTTCTCTTTGGATTGGTGGTCAAGAAGTGTGCCGCCTCGACGCCCTTTTCATTCAGGGTGTCCACAATTTACTCTACAAACAGGATGGCGCCAAGGCCACTTGTGCCGTGACTCTTGATGAGGTTTCTGATAACGCCAAGGGAACTAGTACGGCTGCCGATCATTATCTCATCCCTTTCTTTTTCTCCGAGGATTGGACCAAATCTCTTCCTCTCACCGCACTCCAGTTCCATCAGGTTGAATTACGTATTAAGTGCCGTAATGGTGGTACGCCTTTTGTCCCAGGGTCCACTCCCAAGGTCTACGGGACGTACGTGTACCTCGATACCGAGGAGCGTCAGATGGTCGTCGAGCATGAACATGAGATCCTCATCACCCAGACTCAGTTTCAACCCATGTCCAAGGATGATGTTGACATCGATCTCACCTACTTCAACCACCCCTCCAAGGCTGTCCACGTCGTCTCTTCCGAGGCTGATAACGGTCAATGGAATGCTAACTTTACGTTCGACCGGGCTTCTCTCTACATTAACGGTACTACCCTGTTCGAAGAAATGTCTCCCGTTTACCATCACAACGTCGTTCCGGAGATGCACTGCACATCCCTCCCTTCGTCGACTCTCAGCACCGTGTCTACGTTCACGTGGCCTTTCTGCTTAAAATTGAATGCCTCGCAGCCTTCGGGGTCGCTAAATTTCAGTAGGATTGATAACGCGAAGCTGAACCTCACGGGTACGGGTGTCAGGAATGGAAACATTGTGCGTGCGTATACAGTCAATTACAACATATTAAAGATAAAAGACGGTATGGCAGGAGTTGCTTTTGCTAACTAAATAGTCGTGTTAAGTTTTTTATTTATGTTTATCCAGAAGAACCAAAACCGCGTGTACCGCGTTCAGTAGACACGATTTCGTCTACAATCTCGATTGCAGGGGTTTCACACCTCTCTACTATAAGCTGGGCGATCTTATCCCCAGGTTTAATATGAAACGTTTCATCTCCATGATTAAACAGGATCACCTTGAGTTCACCTGTATAATCAGGGTCAATAACACCAGCACCAGTTTGAATGCCGTTCTTAACAGCGAGACCGGAGCGAGGAGCGATGCGACCGTAGCAGCCGATGGGAACTGTAGCAGCGATTCCAGTGCTCACTATACCCCTAGCTAAAACGGGAAGTTCGACATCAACGATACTGTAAAGGTCGTATCCAACAGAAGCACTCGATCCAGATCGCTCGGGAATAATAGCGTCAGGTGAAAGGCGTTTGATAAGTAGCTTAGACTCCATCTTTGTCAGTACACGCGGGATAACTTTAAATGTCTACATATAACAAATGGATGGTATACTCGTTGCCTTATTAATGATATTTACGACACTTATATTCGGATTCATATATGCGAATATGTTTGATCCAGAAGAGTTTGGATTTACAGAATCTTCAACTGATCCATGGTACTTCGCATTTACCACGATGAGTACAGTTGGATACGGTGACTTTAGCCCGAAAACTGACCGGGCTAAGAGGATGGTCATGTTCCATCATGCACTTCTTATCATGGAGGTCGGCGTTTTCATGGCGTGGATGGCGAAGAAAATGTACAAACCTCGTAACATGAACCTTAAAGTGGTATAAAAAGTAATCGCGTTAAATATGTAAGATGAACACAATGCGCATTGGTCCAGCGTTAAGACGCATAACCCTTTTACAAAACCATGTACGGCCACAATCTACTACTAGTCTTTCCGAGGATCTACTATTCGACGATAAACGTGCAAAAAGACATTTATACGACATTTTACCAGATGACACCCCAGAATATCCGAATGCGTACGGTATGGAAGTTCGTGTCGATCACAGTGCGCGGACTGTTGTTTTCAAAACGGAAACAATGTCTGTATACGAAAAGGTAACCGTATTTATGTTTCAAAAACAAAAATTACGATACATGTATCCCGATTATCAATTTACAGAAAAACACACTTAATAATATATCAGGGAAGTATATGTGTTTAGACTTTTTATTTAAAAAACGCTACAAGAGACTACCGGATGCATACACACATCCCTTCGACTGTTCGTGTGAATTATGTGGCTCCGTATTCTCTGATATGCAGGGTTTGATAAACCATATGGGATACCATTCAACGGAACAGGTTAATACTTGTATTAACAGGGGATATGATACTGTTCGTTGTAACACGTGTTGGTCTACATTTAATACGGTCGCTTCTATGGAACGTCATTCATGTGCACAGAAGAGAGATCCAATCATTAGCGGACTTTCTCCTATCATGAGTCGTTCCAATAGTTTAGAATCTATTGTTATTCACGATGATTCCCCGGTTTAGGTGCAACAGACCAATTACCATCTATGAGAGACTGACGAATTTCCCAATCAGTCAGTTTTACAGTTCTCATGGGTGGAGTGATGAGTGCCCCTTTATTTACGACCCTACAACGATACCCCCCAACACTGCACGCGTGGTCGAGTTCAAATCTTGATGCATATTGAATATAAGGTGAATAGGAGTCCATATCAGCTTCTAGGAGCGTTTTGTACCTATACGCGTCGTCAAATGTTACGAACGCTACGATAAAATGTTGAGGGATATCATTTGCATCTCTATCCGTAATAGAATAAATTCCTTCTTCATGTCCAGCTTTATGAAATGCTATGACATGAAAAAGATCGTGATTAGAAACTTTTTCGAGTACTGTACTGTTGCTATAATCGAGTGCGTAGTAACTCTTGGCTACGGATTTTTTAACCTTAGGCTTGAAGCGGAAGGGGGTGGGTCGAAAGGCGGGTTGTCTGAGTGCGAACATCTTTACTTGAGTATTACAAAATTACGTCACGACTTAAGTTCATTTTAATGCATCTAAAGTATAGAAACGTTTAAATATCAATGTATAAATCTGTTCTCGGATTTATTGAAGATGAAGCTGTGTGCATGACGTATAACGGACCTAACACGTACGGAGTTACTTCTCATCCTCAGTCTTCTCAAAAGCCTCGTCACCGAACGTATCTTGAAGCAGTTGTATCATTTCTTCGGAAGTTTTGAGTGATGACTGAGATGAACGAAGATTCCATTTAGCGAGTCTCTCAAGTTTTGCGTTCACTTGTTTATATCGTTCGATTTCTATTTCCATCTCCCTAATTCTCTCAGCTCCTTTACTGAGTGCCCTGTTCGCGACTTCTTCCTGCGAGGGATGTGCATACACATGTTGACGCCAGTGTCTATTGCGCTTCTTGTTGCTATTTGCAGCCTTTGCTATCCGAGCTTTTGCCTGCTCAGTGGGGGTCTCAAAAACTGGAACACGGGGCGGTACCTTAGAACACGTGATGGTAAGCATTTTGTATTTATTCAACGGCTCTACGCTTTAATACTGATTACACCTAACCCAATCCTGCATTTTTCCTACGCTCCAAATGAGACTCATGATGGCCGCGCCGTTTTTGAAAGTCTCATTTAGGGTGTTCATGTTTGTATATTTTTTGATATACCGGGGGTTTACTTAGGTGTGCGACGAGAAGCCGAGCGAGTACCAGCCGAAGCAGGTGCGTTGCGACGCGAGCGAGCCGCACTCGCTGCTCGTGTCTCGGGTATGGGTGTTAACTCAGCCCTCATAGACCTAGGAGGTCTGGGGGAATTTTGTGCAGCTGAAATTCGTCGCTGAGCGAGGCGGAAAGGATTTGGTGGAAGCGGTGTTCTTCGTGTAGCCGGTTTCGGGGGGGATTTTTTACTAATATTCATCTTCATATTGCTCGGTGATTTATTCATTTTAAATGGTGACTTGACCGGTGACTTGACCGGTGCTGGTGCTGGTGCTGGTGCTGGTGCACCTCGCGTACTTGCGGCTCGTCTCTGCGCAGCTTCCCGTTGCTTTCTTTGACGTTCATTTGATTCGCGACGTTTCTGATTTAATTCTTCTTGTCTACGTTGAATACGTGTTTCAGCAGCTTTCTCCTTTCTCCGTTCCTTGGCCGCTGCTTGCATTTTCGTATTTTTAAGTTTTTTAACTCTGAGTCTTGCTTCCTTCACGCGTCTCTTTCTTCGTTTTATATCATCCCCAGTCTCTATACACCCAACGCCATTTGGGATTTCTCCCCATGATAAAATTCTTTTACTCGCTGGATCTAAAACACCCACATTATGAAACACGCTGTATTTAGCTAAACAATCTGGTAAACTACCAAACATCATATCTATAACCAAACACGCACTCTCCGAATCAAGTCTTTGGCATAAAGGATTCGTTTGTGCGTTGGAGTGTAGACCACGGTTGTATAGAGGACTATTATTAGAAGCTATAGCAATGAGTATATCTCTAGATAATTCTTCACACGCTTTTATGAGTGACCCGGAGTCTGATCCAAATAGACTCGTCACGAAATATAAAAATCGCCCCACTTTTACGTCGGGTTTCAATTCCGTGCGTCCATTGACCCCTTTTACGATACTTTTTAACGAGTTACCGTATCCGCTACTAACTTTACGGTAGATATCAGTTCCCAATAATCTCACAAGCGTTTTATGCGCTGTTTTTGTATTAGAAACATTATTCAGGTTTATAGTATTCACCTTTCTCGCCTTAAAACGTTCACGATTATTCTGAGTACCGAACAAGGACCCACCGTTTCCATTACCACCTTTACCACCCGAACGGTCGGAAGGTTTGAAATCGTGAAACGTATCGACTATTGCAAAGAACGCTTCAACAACTGGTATATTTGATCGCCCGGGGTAGCTGAAAATCCAATAAAATAATATCAAGGCTCTCACGTCATTACTAGATACAAGGCGACGATCGAACAATTTTTCGGTATCGAGATACCACTCAATTTTATCCATTTTATATATGATATTCTCTTCACCCAATGAAAGCATACCCATAGACGAAACGGTGTAACCCAGTCTCGGTTCAGTTAATTTTTGCACCAGGTATTTTCGTATTCTTGAGTTATCCCCTTCGGGTATAAGATGCAATTTTTGACCCGTACTTTCTTGGAATAACGTCGGAACTCGACGAATGACGGAAGCCATGGCCGCTGGACGATCACCGGTTACGAAATAAGCTGTATTGTACATGGTGCGATTTGATAATTCACCGTCGAATAAACTCATGTAGGCCTCTTCTAACGAGACATTCCTTTCGTTTACAGCGTCTAAAACATTCACATTATTTGGGCGCGTGAGATACAACTCACCATTACCCGTAACCTTAGACACTAACAAAAACTGAAAATAATCGAGTAATCTTTTGTATTCTAACGGACTTCCACGAACCTTCACATCCTTAGCAGATCTCGAAATATTGGAAAGTAAATTAGCCAATTCTGCAACAGACGGAGCTTCACCGCTTAAGGGTTTAAATCGACCTAAACGATAACCATGTGTATTATTGAAAAGTAAACCAACGGATTCACCAGTTTGATAACTTCTATGGAAATTACTGTTACGTCTAGTCTCTAAAATCTTAAAACCAGCGTTACCTGTGACCAATTGAGTAATAGCTTTACTTTTATCCATTCCCCAATTACTCTTGACAATAATGGAGGGGTGTGTCATATCAGACGTTTGTGATATCGTGTGACTGGCAAATGGACTACTGTACGTTACATCGTTATCGAAAAAGTATCCTGAAGGGGTTTCTTTTATAACGACGAAAATGGGTTTTTCTGAGCACTTGGAACCCATTCTACTTAATACTCAGAAATTATAATTTGGGAAGACGATTATAAAGGGGGCGGGAGGTTGATGCATTGATACGCTTACAATTTTTTACGATAGTCTCAAACGTCTTGGACCAGAATATCTGATCTGAATCAGAAACTGTACCTGTCATATTATCTATCTTCGCATACAGTTCAGAACTACTCGTGTTATTAGTGATAACCCCTGCGATCTGATCTATAGAAAACAATAGGAGTATAACGTACTTCCAGAATACACGATTATCTAAACCCGGACGCATTTCATATGCAAACGTAAGGTATGTATTCACGAGCTGTTCGCGCTTAGACTTGATATCCAGCTTATTATTCAACATTCTACCAATCGCTACATTCTGCGTAATTTTGGGTGAAGCAGTCGTGGGTGTGGTACCAGTCTTAGTAATAGTTACCGTTCGAGACATCTATTATCACCTGAGATTTTATTCCATAAACCTCTGGGGTAGCTTCTTATACAAATCCGCCCAACTCAAAACACTTATGTCATCTCTCGTACACCATTCATATTCCTCACCGTTATACCCTGCAAAGTGAAAAGCGTCCATGTTCCAGTGTTTACATATACCACACGTCGTATCATTATCATCTATGATAGTATCGAGATTAAGGGCGTGACATATATCGTATTTCTGTATTTCATAAGTCGTAAAACTATTCGTCAAAATAACATCATCAAATACACCCGGAAAATGAAAATTTAACCAGTCTTCAGTTTTCTCTCTGACACAATCGTGACGACCAGTGACGACATACATCTTATCTACGTACGGTCGCATGAGTCGAAGAACTGCCTGAGAAGAATCGATAGGCTGGAGTGCCTCGAAAACCTCGGAATCATAAAATTCTCTTACCATCTTCCGGGATTGGGGTTCTGTTATTTCAAACATTTCCCGGTACACGTATCTACATTTTTCAGTTGGCATTTTTAGCTTTTTAAACTTAGCCATGGGCCTAACAAACGGTACGAGAACTTCATCAACGTCAATAGCAATTCGATTCATTTACATATTTATAACAATTTATTCATAGTCTCTAATCGCAATCCCGATCGGGAACCTGGGAACATTCTTATCTGTCAGGTTTTGGAACCGCACGGTGAGCATCTTACCGATGAACTGATCCCTATTTGCGTACTTGTACTCGCGATCCTCCAATGTACCCTCGGGACGAGCACTGAAGATTTTACCTTCCTCCGTCTTACAGGTCCAAACGACACAGTTTGCATCTCGACCGTGACCAGTCGTGGCCCCGATAATCTCATATTCCTCAGTCTGGAAATCCTTGTGCTTGAGAAGATAGTTGCTTCGCTGTCCAACTTCGTATACACTGAAGCGATCACGAATCATGGTACCCTCGTGGCCTTCTGCAACGTGTTTCTTATGCATGAGAGGAAGATCCTTCTTGGATTTTACGAGCGTCGTTTTGACATATTCGTAATGAGGATTGTAGATAGAATCTTTGACGTACTCCCATCGTTGCTCGAACGTCATCTTGTCTCGAGCGAGTGCTTCGGCTCTGAGATCAAAGAAATCGAACACGTGGAACTTGAGCTTCAAAGGATCAGTCTTGAACGTGCTCGTAAGTTCCTCGAATGTAAGATTGGGGTCAAACGCCTCTCCGTCGACGTATTGACCAGCCTCAAGTCCCTTACCAAGAACCTCAGTTCCGGGGATGATCTTACCGGTTCTCGAGATACCACCATCTTTAGAAACCAGAAGACGAACACCGTCGAGCTTGGGTTGCACGTAAAACGGTTCGGAGATGTACTTCTTGCGATCTTCCCATTTGTTCGCCAGCATAGGAAGAACTGTGGTAGCCTTAGTGTTTGCATTCTTCCACATGGTCTTTGCACGCTTCGTCGCACTCTCGAAACCGAGTGGTACTTCAGTCATAGATGTAACTTCCTTGCCTCCAACATGACCAGTTGCCTTGACGATGCACCAGACACCGTTGATTTCTTCGACACGAATGTCGAGGTAGCGCTTCTTGTTGTTTTTATCGGTAGTAAAAATTGTATTCATATTAGTAGTAGGAATGATACCAGTAGTAAATTATCAAAGGATGGAGCGACTTAAGCCTCCTCCGTTAACGACGGTTCCCTTAAATATGAATACAATCAGTGTTGGGATGATCATCTTAGGTGTATTTTTTTTATATAAACGATTTCTTGATGTTACGAGGCGTCGTGAACGATCCCGTAGTTGAGACAATCCTCGTAGTTGAGATAGATATCTTTGCGCATGAATTCGTTTAGTGTTTCTTTGGGAATCTCAGTTTCCGATCTATAGATCCCCTTTATAGTTTTCATAATTTTTTTGCATGTTTTCATCTCGTCTTTGAGTTCATTATATTTTCCAAAGAACCCAGTCGAGAGCTGGTGAATCAAGACGAATGAATGCCGACTCATGAGCCTCTTCTTCCCTCCGAGAAGTAAAAAAGTGGCGGCACTACAACAGTTACCCTCAGCTATACACGTCACGTTAACCCGTGCAGATCTGAGAGTATCCATAGCACTTAACCCTGAAAATACATCACCTCCTTCACTGTGAATATGAACTTGAATAGTAGGTGTGTACCCAGGAAGCTCGATCGCCTTTTTAAGTAGGTCAACTTCCAGCTTTTTAAACTCTTCTATGAACGTCAGTATATTTTCACGGTCTATAGATCCATAGTAATAAATGTCACATCCTACCACACGGACAATATCGTCGCCAGAAGTCTCGTCTTCACTGTCAGAGTTACTCATTGACTATATTACGCAGTTTCTTTTTAACTTTTGCAACTTCAGATGGTTTCAATTTGTTGCCAAGCGCGAGATGATTCATGATGTCAAAATCGAGAGCTGTGAGTTTGTATTCGATTAAAGGATCTAGATCTCCGGCGATCGCATATTTACGTATTAACCCAAGTTCTTCTACCCCTAATTTCGTGGTGCGCCGCCCTTGAATAATTTTGAGTTTATTATACCGCATCTTGTAATTGCCGTATTTAGTCCATGTACTACCGGGTTGTATATTTTCTGGTTTCAGCGGCTCCCCTAGATTGTATTTGGGTACGGCCATTCCACAAGATACGTAGTATTGCATATAATTCCATTCACCCTTGTACATCGCGGAGTCATAAATATCTGCGAGTGATAACGATTCTGCAATTGGTACGACGTTAGTATCATTTGAATGCAGATAATTCCCATGGATAACATCCACCACGTGACCGTGTTCGTGTACCGTTTGACTCGTATCAAACCCATTACCTTTACGACATAGGATGTCGATAACTATATCCTTCGACGTCTTAAAAATATCCTTTTCGTCTGAGAAATTCATATAATCGTAAAAGTTTCGTATATTCCCCTGACATTTATCAGCGGCGGGACGCGCTCTAGGGTTATTGCACTCCAGTGAGAATATCGCATCCGGGGAGCGTTTTGGTACGATTATGAGTTTGAAATTTGGTAACATGTGAATAGACGTAGACGTTACAACCACCGACCCTTTCGTAAGCTTCTCGTTCATATCAGAAATCTTATCTATGACCTGCTTATGACCGTATACACTGGAATCGTACCCATCTATCAATATATGGTACGACGTGTCTCCTATCAAGTTCAAAAAGGTACTCTTCTTTTGAAAAAGTTCGGAATGTAACTCTATTGTATTACTCGCATTAAGTAAACAGTCTACTATAAACGTTTTTCCGGAACCAGTGGGTCCGCATATGAATACATTTTCCCCTTGTGCCAGGTATTTTTCCAACAGGGAAATTTCCTTTTCATGGAGCGTCGGTGGTCGCTCCTTTTTTTGTGGGATTATTTTAATGAAGGAGTCCATGACCGATGAGTTTACTGATCAAGCTTTAGATATTTTTTTGGAAAGTGATACACTTCAGACAAGGATCGTAGAACCTATCAAGAGAAAGGTTTTTCCTTATTTGATATGTATCGGAGTCTTTAATCTGATACTACTTATAATGTTAGCGTACGTAGCTAGGAAGATTTCGATCCATCGATAATCACCTCAACGTCCGTGTTGATCGGAGTAGAGTCACCTGTTCGTATAGCTCCAAGCTCTTTTTGTAATTCGAAGCGCATCTCATCTTCCGAAATGAACATGTCGATAGGCTGAATATGCATAATCTCTGGTTTGAAAAATTCAGAATCATCCGGGAATTGTTTTTCAAACGCCTGAATGATAGCATACGGAAGAGGTGGAGACTGCTCGATGAGTCTATCATACTCGGCTCTACACGTCTCTATCATAGTAGAACCATCACACGAACGTTCTTGGATAGGAAGAGAAAGCTCTAACCGAATTGTACGTGAAAGTTTACCGTATTGTAATGACGCGACTCTGCACCCTTCCATCATTTCATTAATTTTTAGAAATTGCATAATAGTGGCAATTATACCAGCAATTAAATTCAACCCACCAATCATAGCGGGTGCTGAACTTCTCATATTTTCAGGAAAAGATGATTGCGCAAAATTGGCTGTACCGGTGATTGTCGATAATATGATGACCGGTAAAGTAAAACGCATACTCTGCTTTTTGAAAACTAAATATGCGTGATTGTGCATATATCTATAACAGGCCGACGCCTCGCCCCAAGTTTTCAATATCTTTTCCTGTGAAGGATGCCAAATTCGCTTTGCCTTATCTTTGGACTGGGTCTTTTTCTTTTCTTTGTCCATACTAATAGAGATGAATATTATATTTTTCATTCACGTCCTTCTGTTTCTCACGATGATAGTGATACCTTTCGTTGGGGATGAAGTGACTCTATCTCTTTACTCACTCATCATACCTTTCCTCTTTTTTCATTGGGCGACAAACGACGATACGTGCGCACTTACAGAGATTGAAATGAAACTCACAGGGAACAAAAAAGAAGATACGTTTTTTGGGAGATTAATTGGACCCGTATATAAACTCGATAATACTACATCCGGTCTTATTCCTAAATTTTTGTTTCTAGGATTATGGTTATTCGTTCAACATAAATTGAAAAGAATACCATACGCAGAACGTGTCGATCTTTCTGGAATCTTTTCTAAGTTATATAAATGAAGAAAGGAAAGTCGAACACTACCGGTTTACTTATAATGCTCGTGCTTGTGGTAACAATCTTTTATCTCGTCACAAAGTTACAAGATCCCAAGGTCATTAAAGTACCCGTCCCGACGCCCATGGCACCTCTGCGACGTCCTGTCGCGAGTGTGCGTCGTGCACCCGAATATAGAGATCCACCTATTAAGGTGTACAAACCCGGAAACGTTCAACAGATGGGCGTTCTTCTAGGTGAAAATGAAGAGACGCTTCCATTGTATGGTAAAGAAGTGAGAGGACGCCGTGATCAGTATCATTATTACACATCAACTCCCGGAGATCAGATATACTCTGTACCGGTAACGGTCGGTGAAAGAGACTGTATGGATGATCTGGGGTGTAGAGAACTGTATGGGAATGAATCGGTGAGTGTTTTGGGTAAGGCTGCCGCGTATCAGGCTAAACTTTATAGAACCGATCACTTTTTTTAATCTCGGTATATAGAAATGGCTGACATAAGAACAAAAGCCCGTGGAAAGGGTATTCGTTTAACTCGAGACAGTCAAGGTAAACGCGTAAAAAAGACGAACGAAGCTTTACGAAAGGAGATTAACTTACGCAATTTAGCTGCAATGAAAAATCGCGTAACTCAAGCTGCCGCTACTATGCGCACGTGTAGACAACTCGTTAAGAATAGGTGTACATGCGCTACAAAAAAATCAAGCCCTATGATGAGACGGGTCCCACCACCTCCTCCTCCTCCTCCGCCTATGAGGCGTCCTATTACGGCGCGCGCGGTAGCACGTGGTCCCGCAATGCCCCCGAATCTTATAGCACAACTTAAGAAGAACCTGAACCGCCGTGGTCTTAGACAAATCGCAAACCGAAACGCGAGGACATCAGTCGCTTAGCTCCGGGCATACTAGGTTTTGACCACAGTAACCATCTAGACCAAAACCCGGCGGTTTTTAAACCGGATTTAGTCCATGTTTCACCCATACGTCCATGCCGTGCGAGATATCTCTTCATACGCGATGGATCTTTATGAATAGTATAATCCGAGTACCCAGCACCTCCGAAATCCACGTGCGAACCATCCTCAAAAGTGGCTCTGTATTTCTTTTCGGGATTTGGACTCTTTCTGAGTGTTACCTTCATTACTATGAGCGAAGAAAATTTTGAGATTTCTTTTCGTGTATATATTAAATGTCAGTGTACATCTGGATATTGATCATACTTTGGATATTATTTATACTAGGTGGTCGTGCCTTACGTGATCCACCCGACAAATATGATTATCCATCTATACCCATAGAGAAGATGGACATATACACAACACCTGTAGATGTAAGGAAAGAATGGGCGCGTCAGGAAGAGTCGAAGCCGAAAAAACCAGAATACACTTTCAGTCCAGATTCACAAAACCACTTCGCGATTTTTTAATATGATATGATAATAACATGCAAACAGTTATACTAGGTGTGGGTCTATTCGGACTCACTTTGATAGGTACGCTTAATTCGAGTAAAAATTTAACTCGCGTCCCCTCTATACCTCTCATAGCCGGTGAAACGAGTTGGGATTCCGATTCCGATTCCGATGTCAATGAATATATCATAAAGTCGGCAATACAACATAGACGCGAATATCCCACATTGTCCCACGCACCAAGTGACTATTTTACACTTGACGATATTAAAAAAGATAAATCGTTGCGTATAAAATTTATAAATTTACTAGACAAGCGCGTTAAATTTACAATACACCCTGTCACGTGGTCGAGATGGTTTTTGAGCGCTTTTAAATGTATGATACCTACCCCCGTTGGTAGTATAGGTATTGAAGGTGACGTAGAGAAGGACACTGTAAAAAATAATGAAGTCAGATTAGCACCTATTTCAAAAATGAAAAGGCGTTTACCGGATATTTGTGAGTTTTCTATACCGTATAAAAAAGTTTACGTTTCGATGTACGTTGACGGAATGCCTGTGTTCGTAGATCGCAAAATGAAAACGTACGACACGTTTATTTGTAGATCACATACAGGAGTTCGTGCATAAAGAATAGACGCTGTATTAAACCATGGATCAAGAAATTACAGACCTCATTAACCAACTTCATGATCTTCGTGAAGAATGGCACGAGATCGAAGACGAACACAAATTAGTTTTGAATGATACCATCCAAGTTTCACGAGAGGCACAGGCTTTAAAGGTCATGCTAGGCATTTCATGGGTCATACATGGTGTATTCGCATGGATTTTCATGGACACGACATCGGGAGAAACTCTCACCATCGAACCCATGCAGTTTAATCATACATAAAGAACATCTACTAAATAATACAAATGAATAAGAAACAAGAAATCACATTCATGTCGGTACCATACAACGAACGCATGAAAATTTATAACGAACAGAAAAAGGGCGCAACTGAAAAGGCTATGAATAGTGAAAAGATTCATTATAAATCTACTAATGACCCCGAAAGGTTCAAAGAGTTTCTCGAGAAGCGACTCGAGTTGTGGGACTCTCTTAAATCGAAGGTAATTGAAAACGGGCGATTGAAGAAAGGGTTTACGAATAGGTACCACGAGAAGATGTACGACAAGACCAATGAGATCATACAGAATCTACCCTGTTAAGCTCGTCGTCCTGATACGACATATCTTTACTTTTCCTTTTGTTTATATTTGAAAAAGCCCCTAACCATCTATTAACAGCTCGTTTTGAAGCGATAACAGAATTTGTTTCATCGTTCACAACGATACTGAGTCCGTTGCATACATCGGGTTTATTGGGTTTATTGGGAAACTGAACCTGAAATGCCTGTATAGAAACTGCGGGGATGTCCGGTGCTTCATCTAGCAGTCGATCATAATCTTCCCTACACTTCATCACGAATTCGACCACATTTGCCCTATGCCTTACATCTAATGACAGTTCCATATCAATATTTCTATAGAATTTGGACCATTGTACACACATAGCAGAATGCCCTTCTGAAAGTGGGAGACTCTGACTAAACTTTGAGATACTTGTCATAATTCCCCCAAGCACATTCAAAAAAGCAAAGAAATATTGGATGACCATAATACGTGTTCTAGTCTCACTACTTGCATTAGAGTTACCACTCGGATTTAATACTGCAAAACCACCGACACCTGTTATCGATGCAATTACAATCGAAGGGTATGCTAACCAGTCATTTTGCTTCTTATAAAATAGACGAGAGTGATTATGAAGCCACCGATATCCTGCACCCTTTTCTGCCCAGCGTATTAGTAATTTTTCCTGTTTTTCACACCATAAACAGTTTACCTGTTCATCGAGTGAAGTTTTATCAGACATGGCCTGTACTTATGTTACGTTTAGATTATTCTGAAATTCGTATGCAGTTGAACGCGCCAATTTATCGACAAGTTCATTTTGCACGTTTCCATTATGAGCTTTTACCCAGCGCCATTCTACAATTTTTATAGACTGAACAAGTGTATCGAGAGTTTTCCACAGTTCTTTATTTTTTACAGCGGACCCGGATGCCGTGCGCCATCCGTTACGCTTCCAATTTTTTATCCACGAAGTGATTCCATTTTTCGTATAATTGCTATCCGTAAAAATACGCACTTCGTTAATGCCAATCTCAATTACCTTCTGCAACCCCTTTATAATTGCTGTCATTTCCATAATATTATTCGTAGTTTCCCGAGATCCACCGGTTAGTTTAAAATCTCGTGAAATAACTCCCCATCCCCCGGGCCCAGGGTTACCCAAACAACTTCCATCTGTATAAATCTCTAGCATATTCTTATTTATCGTTTATCTTTTATATTGTTAGGAGTGGAAGGATATTCCGAAGCTCGTTTTGGTGTTTTGCATATCGTATCTCCACAGTGATCTCTATTTTGATAGACAGAGTTTATGGATGCCGACATCTCACTGCAATTTTTAAGTGACCACCGTCCGAGTATGGGTTTTTCAACTTTTAACAACATGTCAATCAATTTCTTAATCATACTTTAAAAATGTGTTTATCTTTTATACTTCAATAAGTGTATGCTGTCCAAAAAAGTTGCGTTGCGCCATAATAAATGACATTGAAGTTTTCTGTTGGTGTATAAAGTCGTATTGAATAACAGCCGCCTGTACAGCTGGGCACGGTACACCCGCGGTCATACAATGTAACACAAAAATTCGCGCATCTAGAATATGTTTGTCCATAATATTGTATAGGTCCTCTGCGATAAGAGGGCATTCGATGATGGTACCACTGGACCACGCGTCAACCACGTTCTGTTTATGAGTATTACGTGTTTTCATGAGATCAAACCCCTCTAAAAGAGAAGCAGCGAATGTAAATCGTAGGGTATTCATTCCACAAATAGGCGCAAACGCAGAAGTCGCGTGTTGCTTGGTTTGAATAGACTTTATGTATCTACTCGTAATTCTAGTATTAACAGCCGAGTTAATAACAGGTGTAGGAATTTCATATTCTAAACCGGCTCGAGAACACCATAACCCGGTATTATTCATTTCTGCGACATCGGAAATTTTATCCATCTCGTATTGCTCGAGTACTTTCAAAGCTGATCGGACAATATATCCATCCATATCTGTACCGATAGCCCTTTCTAGACTAGCTTTCATACGCGTATCATCATGACCGCAATAGGAATATAAATCTGCTACAGCTTGTAACATTCCATATTCCACCCCGTTATGAACCATCTTTGTAAAATGTCCAACACCGAAATCTTCTCCCATGTACGTGTGTCTGTTAGATATCTTTGTGAGGATGGGTTTAGTCATCTCATATGCATGCTTAGTTCCACCTATCATGAAAGCTGGACCTTCACGAGCACCGACAGTACCACCGGAAAGTCCGGTCCCTAAATAATTTACCATTCGAACCTTGCACTTAGATCCACGGGTTCTAGAGACCCTGTAAAATTCGTTTGAACAGTCTATGATTGTATCATTAGGTCTCAAATGTTTGAGTAGAATTTTAACAGTATCATCCGTTACATCCCCGTGAGGAAGAGCTGTAAAGATAACCCGTGGCCATTTCATCGCATCTACCATTTCACCGATGGACTCGTGTCCAAACACGTTCTCAGATTGTTCTTCCAATGCGATAACCTTAGAGTGTGTCTTGTTATACACATGCAATTTCTGCTTCTCTTGAATATTAAGTGCGAGATTTTTCCCGATAGAACCCAATCCGATTACACCCAAAGAACTTGTCATTATGTTATAGTATATATCGATTTATTTAAGTTGCTTAAAACTTAATTCTATGTATAACATAGATGCGTCCTGTTGTGAGTTTATCTGTACCACGTTTATTTCGCGCACCCAATATTAAGGTAGACAAGTCACCCCAGTCAGAGTATAAACCGAAATCGTATAGTCAATTTATCAAGAGTCTAGAAAAGAAAGAGCTTCCTCAGGTGTTGATTAAACCCTCTAAGAATATCGCTATTTTCACGGAAAAGGATGGAAATTATGGAGATGCCGCGATCGTTCAATCTGATAAGCTCTGGGAGATACTTATCGACAGTGAAGCTAATATCAATATAGATACCACCCAACCACAAAATCTCGCCGAAAATGTAATTATAGCATTTTTCGTCTTATATGCCTTTACCATGTTCCGTGCCATTTTTGGAAGTAAAGACGGTGGTGGAATGGGAATGCCTAACCCGTTTCTTAAATCGGCTGAGTTTGATATGGAACAGGCTATAGAAACCCGATTCACCGATGTTGAAGGTATAGATTCTGCTAAATACGAACTCGAAGAGATCGTTGATTTTCTTAAGAATCCCGAGCGTTATTTGGGTAGTGGAGCCAAAATCCCCCGAGGTGCTCTTCTTTCGGGATCACCTGGAACTGGTAAGACTCTACTCGCTCGAGCGATCGCGGGCGAATCCAGTGTCCCTTTCATTCAGTGTTCAGCGGCGAGTTTTGTTGAAATGTTTGTAGGTGTAGGCGCTAAGCGTGTGCGTGAACTCTTTGAACAAGCGCGAATGAATCAACCGTGTATAGTTTTTATAGATGAGATCGACGCTGTGGGTAAAAAGCGTGCATCTGGGCCCATGCCGGGTAATGATGAACGTGAACAGACTATCAACCAACTTCTTACAGAAATGGATGGATTTGATGAAAACACGGGAATTGTAGTCATAGCAGCTACTAACAGAAGTGATATTCTAGACGAAGCTCTTCTTCGCCCAGGTAGATTCGATCGCAAGATTCAGGTCAGCTTACCAAGTGTTAGGGGTCGTAAGAAGATTCTTAAAGTACATGCTCGAGGTAAGAAACTCGATAAAAGTGTAAGTCTTGGATCCCTCGCGAAACAGACGACAGGTTTTTCAGGTGCCGAACTCGCGAACTTATTGAACGAATGTGCTATTCGGGGGGTTCGAGATGGAGATGGTACTATCACGGAAGCTATAGTGGACGATGTATACCAGAGACTGATAGTAGGTGCAAAGGGTGATACGACTTTTACGGGTCATAAAAAAGAGGTCATCGCTTTTCACGAAGCGGGGCACGCTATCACGGGTGCAGTCATTCCGGGGTATGATCGTGTGCGTAAAGTGTCTATCATTCCTAGGGGTGCAGCCGGTGGTGTGACTTTCTTTCAGCCTTCGGAAGAGAATGCAGAATCGGCTCTTTACACAAAACAGTATCTTAAGAATCAGATGGTCGTAGCTCTAGGTGGACGCGCAGCCGAAGAACTTATATACGGGGCTGATAATATCACCACGGGTGCTTCTTCAGATTATGCCCAAGTGTATAACATCGCTCGAGAAATGGTTACCACGTATGGTCTAGGTATTAACAATTTCGATTATAGGAACCTGTCACCTGCAGCTGCGTTGATGGTCGATAAGGAAATCAGTGATCTTGTATCGGAATGTTATAAACGTTCAAAGGAACTTCTGTCTATTAATATGCTTGAACTTAAACAATTAAAAGAAAAACTGATCGAAGATGAACTCGTAGACGGGTCTTGGGTGTATGAACTGTTTGGGGGTACTATTTCATGTAACAGTGTAGACGCATGGGACGACGAGAATGCTTCTTGTACGTTCGACTGATCCGACCGGTCGGACACCTCGTGAAATTCAGAACAAAAAAAAGCGTTACAAAAAGTCGGGGGAGTCAAAAATGTATTGAACCTTCATTTTTAAAAAGTGTGTATGAACAACTTTTAAAAGTGAATTAATGATATTTATGAAAATACTTCGTATGAGTATTTAGTTAGAGAAGGCGAGACCGCCCATACCACTCTGGATACGGAGGACGTTGTAGTTCACGGCGAACATGTTAAGGTTCGTCGCGGTGGCGGCGTACTTGGTCTTGATAGCGACCTGAGCGTTATCTATACGCGAGAAATTGCAAGTACCGGTCGGTTGATGCTCCTCGGGTTTTAACGCGAATGAATATGCGTACACACCGGGCACGGGGGAACCGGAGTGGTGCTGGAAGGGCTGCACGGAGTTGAAGTACTTGCCATCCTGCTCCTTGAACCTGTCCTGGCCGTTGAGAACAAGCTTGAAGGTCTCGATGGGACCGTCGGCCTCCTCAGTCCAGGCAGCGACACCTTCGGTGACCTTAAGCTGGGGGGCACCCGAAAGGGAGGTGGGCACGACGGACGACAGACCAGACGCGAGCTGGGCACCGGCGTCGGTGGTCACGACCTGGGTGGAGGACGTGAAGTTCCAGAGGTTGGCGTGAGACACGGAACCCTGGTCGGCGCAGAAAACGAGTTCCTTGACCGGGTGGTTGTAAGAGAGGCGGATCTGCTTCGTGGAACCAGCGGCGGCCATAGCGTCAGAGCCAGTGTGCTGAACCTGCTCAATGAGGTACTCGTGGCCCTTCTGCGCAAATCGCCTACGCTCCTCAGTGTCGAGGTAAATGTAATTAGCCCAGACCTTGAAGGTGCTGTTATCAGTATACAGTGAGAACTCGGAAGATAAATCGAAATCCATACGAACCTCATGGTACTGCAGGGCAATTAGTGGGAGGGCGAGTCCAGGATTGCGGTTAAAGAAGAAAATAAGAGGAAGGTACATCTTACCACCCACGTGGTTGGCGAGGACGCCGTTGGTGGCGGGGGAGGTCATCTTACCCCAAGTGGCCTTCTTGGACTCATCGAGGTAAAGCTCGGAGTAAAGCCTCCACCAGCGCTGGTAGTGCTTGTCAATCCTTTGTCCACCAATTGATAACTCAACGTCCTTGATCGCACGCTCAGCGGCCCAGCAGTCGTCGGC